AATTATGTATAAAGCAGGACAACGCTCAGTCATTGAGTGGTTAAGGAATAGATTGGAGGAAGATTAAATGGCTAGTAGATATAAAAAAACGGATACTAAGAGCAACGATACTCGATGGAGGAATCGAAGCCATACTGATAGAAAGATTGAGAATTTATGGCAGCAGAAAGCTATCGCTAATATTGAGAACTATCTTTATGGGATCAATTGGGATAATCTTGGTGGTAGTAGAGAAGTTGATGCTCTAAGGAAACAGTTAGAAGCTAAAATAAATCAAACAAATGTTGATGTTAGTACAGCTGAGAAAGCGATAGGTGGCTGGCAAACTCAATTAGACACCCAAAAACAAAGTTTATTAGATCAACTTTCTGGTGTAGAAACAACATTTAGTTCAGAGAGAGCGTCGGTTGCAGATGCAATACGAGCAGCTGAAGCTGGTTGGGCAGACGATGTAGCTGCTTGGAATCAACAAGGAGCTGACTGGACTAAACAATTTTCTCAACAACAGAGAGAACATGAAACTCAATTAGCTGAATACTTAGCTGAACAGCAAGGAGCTTTTGAATCTCAACAAGCAATATGGGGCAAGCAATCTGCTGAAGATAGAGCTGCATGGGAAACAGAATCTGCTGCTCAACGTCAGCAATTTGCTGACCAGCTAGAGCAATCTGGTATAGAATCAGCTGAAGAGATAGAAAGATTGAAATCAGTCTTCGCTCAACAGCAAGAAGATTTTAGATTGGCTGCTCAACAAGAAAGAAAGACTTTAGAATCTCAACTTGGGACACAGTACACTGAACAGTGGGAAAAGCAGCAACAAGATTTAACTTCTCAGTATGAAGGTCTATTAAGTCAAGCTACTACTGATGCTGAAGCTGCTAGATTAGAACAAGCTAGAGACTTTGAACAAAGACAACTAGATCAACAAGCAGCTTGGAATGAACAAGCACAAGCATTAGCTACACAAGATGAGTTATATGGTACAAGACTAGATGAGTTGAAGACTGGTTTAGGATTGCAAACAGATATGTATTCTAGACTAAAAGAACAGAGCGCAGAAGAGCGTGGTATATTAGGACAACAGTTAGGTGCTTTAGGTACTCAGTTTACTTCTGATCTAGGTTCTTTAGGTACTCAATTAGGTTCTGATATATCTTCATTAGGTCAAGCAAGTGAAGCAGCTAGAACTGAATTAGGTTCACAACTTGGTTCTCAAATATCTACTTTAGGTCAAACAAGTGAAGCAGCTAGAAGTCAGTTAGGTTCTGAATTAGGATCTCAAATATCTGCAATTGGTCAGATAGGAGAGACTGAACGTGAATTTCTTAAAGGAGATATAGCTCAGATACAAAGTAACTTTGATACAACTACTAGAGATGCAACTGCTGAAAGGAACGCCCTTAAAGATGCAGTCAGGCGTAGTCAAGAGATGGCTATCCAAGCTCAAGAAAGAACAAGAGTAGCAGCATCCTATGGTTCACAAGGCAAACCTACTAACCAACAAGTACAAGGTGTTAGAACTATCAATGAATTAACACCAGCTGGTACATCAGGCTTGGGAACACGTGGAGCATTCAACCGTAAAGGATTAAGAATTAAAAACTTAAACATATAAAACAATGACAGCTAAATCTAGGTATGATTATTTATCCAGTGATCGTTCCCAGTTTCTAACAGAAGCGGAAGACGCAGGGAAACTTACCCTACCTTATTTAATTCGTGGTCATGAAGAACATGCGAGAGGCATGAAGCAACTTAATACTCCTTGGCAATCCGTTGGAGCCAAAGGAGTTGTTGCTTTAGCTAGTAAATTATCTCTTAGTCTTGTCCCACCCCAGACTAGTTTCTTTAAACTACAATTAGATGAATCACAATTAGGGGAAGAGTTTCCACCAGAAGTAAAATCAGAACTTGATCTATCCTTTGCAAAGATAGAGCGTACCATACTTGAAGCTATTGCAGCATCAGATGATCGTGTAGTAATACACCAAGCATTACAACACTTAGTTGTAGCTGGTAATGCTCTTATCTTTATGGGTAAGGAAGGTCTGAAATTATTTCCGTTGAACCGATTCGTGATAGAGCGAGATGGTAACGGCAACGTGATTGAAATAGTCACAAAAGAAAGGATTAACAAAAAACTAATAGAGAAGTACCTACCTGAAGGAGTAGAGTACGAGACAGATGAAGTTGAATCAGTAGTAGATGAGACTAAAACTGATAAGCAAGAGTGTGATGTATACACTCATGTCACTAGAGATAACAATAGATTTCTATGGCATCAAGAGGTATTTGACAAGGTACTACCAGGATCACAAGGTAAGTCACCAGTTGATACAACACCATGGCTACCACTACGTTTCAATACAGTAGATGGTGAAGATTATGGTAGAGGAAGAGTTGGTCAGTTTATAGGAGATCTGAAGTCACTTGAAGCGTTGATGCAGGCACTTGTAGAAGGCTCTGCAGCAGCTGCTAAAGTTGTTTTCACTGTATCACCCTCAAGCACCACTAAACCTCAGACACTGGCTTCTGCAGGCAATGGAGCTATCGTACAAGGTAGACCAGATGATATTGGTGTAGTACAAGTTGGTAAGACTGCTGATTTCCAAACAGCTTTCAATCTAATTGGTACATTAGAGAAGAGATTAAACGAAGCTTTCCTTATCTTAAGTGTTAGGGATAGTGAGAGGACTACTGCTCAAGAAGTCCAGATGACTCAGCTAGAGTTAGAACAACAACTAGGAGGTTTATTCGGATTACTTACTATCGAATTCCTTGTACCTTATCTGAATCGTAAGCTTAGTGTCTTCCAAAAGACAGGTGAGATACCTAAGATACCAAAAGGTATGGTTAAACCTATCATCGTTGCTGGTATTAATAGCCTTGGTAGGGGTCAAGATGTACAAGCCTTGGGGTCTTTCCTCCAGACTATTGCACAGACCATGGGTCCAGAAGCTATCCAACAATACATTAATCCTGAAGAAGTAGTTAAGAGATTAGCTGCAGCTCAAGGTATAGATGTCTTGAATCTCGTTAAGAGTATGGAAGAGAGACAACAAGAGCAGCAACAAGCTCAACAACAAGCAATGCAGATGGAAGCTATGAAGCAGGAACCTAACATGATGAAGGCTCCTATCAATGATCCATCAAAGAACCCAGCATTAGCTGAACAATTAGGTGCTGCACCAGAAGGAGAAGGAGAAGCACCACCACAACCACCTCAGTAAATTATGGCAGAAACATTAACATACGAAAATACACAAGAAGCTACAACTATAGATAATCTTAATGCTGATGAGCAAGATTCTCTACAGGTAGGTGAAGCTATGCAAGATGCACAAGATAACTTGCTTGCTGGTAAATATAAAAATGCACAGGAATTAGAAAGTGCTTACGTCGAACTTCAGAAAAAATTTGGAGAGAAAGGCTCTGAAACTAGCAAAGATGCTGGGGACACCGAGGCTTCTCAACAAGAAGAAACAAAAGAAGAAACAGAAGAAACTGAGAAAGATAGTTCGGAAGCTAATGTTCTAGATGAACTATGGAATGAAAGTCAGTCTAATGAAAAGTTTAGTGATGAAGTACTAGAGAAATTACAGAAGAGTAGCCCTGGTGATTTAGCTAAGGCATACTTATCCTATCGTCAACAGAATCAACCTCAACAGTTAACTGATGCTAACATTGCAGAACTGAAAGGCATTGCTGGTGGTGAAGAAGGCTACGGCGAAATGCTACAGTGGGCAGAAAAGAATCTCAATAAACAAGAGATAGATATGTTCGATCAAGTTATGGAGAAAGGAGATCCACTCGCTGCTTTCTTTGCTGTTAGAGCTTTATCTTATAGATGGGAAGATTCACGAGGAGTAGATGGTAGAATGTTAACAGGTACAGCACCTAAATCAGACGGAAGTCAATTCCGTAGTCAAGCAGAAGTCGTACAGGCTATGAGTGATCCTAGATACGATAGAGATTCTGCATACAGACAAGACGTTATGAAGAAGCTCGAACGATCCAATGTAAACTTTTAATTATGGCTATAAGCAATGATTGGACAAACAAAAGTTTAAAGATACAACAAGAGACAGAGAAGCAAGCTGCTTTCCAAGATGGAGTAATTAATACTCTTATGATGATATCTAAAGCTCATCCACCTGGAGAACTTCCTCCTTATGTACCTCCTGACAAACCTAGTAGTCCCTGGGAACCAGGTAAATCACCTGCACCTTCTAGGCAGAAGTTAGCTAGTACTCAAATTAGACCTAACCAAATCATGCTTCCCTTTGTACCTAAAGATGCAGAGACAGATGACATGTATGGTGAAGGTGTAGATGAAGTAGAACTAAAAGGTTTACAAGCTCATGGTGAAGGCAGAGGACCACAACCAAAGTATCATGATGAATATAATAGACCATTAAAGTTTCCACCTTGGATGCATATTAATCCACGTGGAGAACAGATTGAAATACCTTGGCAAAAAAAAGAGTATCTTGAAAAGCACCCAGAGCTAATGATCTCTCAAGGTCCAGATTATATTGGGGATAAAAGAACATATGGTAAACTAGATAGGATTTTAAATCCATTAAATGATTTCAAAAGACCTACTTTAGATCAGCTGAGAATACACGCAGCAAATTACCCTAAAGCTTAAGTATCGTGGCGACCTGAACCTTCATCATCGCCTCGGTCAACTTATTATTTAAACAATGAACGATACAGAAGTTATCGCATTACAACCCCCTATT